CTTCTTCATACTCCATGACCACAGCCTAACGGATATCAGTTCTTTGCTCTCCAGGTGGAGAGCTGGTATCCGTCTTATCTCTTTTGGTTTGTTGTCGCCTCACAGCGATGTCACCAGATTTAACAGATAAGAAAGTTAGGTGTAAGTCAGAATGAACGTCAAAAATTATATTCAGGTTCGTACCCGCAAGGGTGTTGGCCGATAATTTTCAACGTACAAGAGTTTGAAGTGCTTATTGCAACGGACGGTGCGCAAAACCACCTTGAAGTTGTGAGGCTTCAAGTTGTGATCGCATCGTCCTACAATAAGCAAGATTATCCACACTTAGCTTCTAAGCATCAGCTTAGAGGAAGGAGCAGTATGTCGTTCAGACCTATTAGAGTCCGAAGTTCATTTCCTGTGTTTTCTCGCCTTCTCCTCATATTTGATAATGGGGCTAACGGAGGTTCATACCAGATCGAAAGATCTTGGTCTGACTTTCTACGTATTGCGGACCAAATCAACCCGCGCCGTGGAGGGAAAGAGAAGCGCGCCATGGGCTATTGCCGACACGAGAAAGTGAAGGCCACGATACTCATTAATGATGTATCGTGGGTGGCCCAGAATGGACATTTCGTCACCACCACCAATCGCTCAGATTATTATCTGTCCGTAATGCAGCCTGGTGGCAGCATTTACAACCGGACAGGTTTCCCTGGGTGGATGGAATTACTCGGTGAGTTCTCAGCTACCCCAGCTTACCAGAACCTATGTCTCTCTGCCTTCAACAAGCAGATACAACAGGTTCCGACAACTGTGTCCCTGGCAAATTTCTTGTACGAGCTTAAGGACTTTAAGGAGATTGCAAAATCTCTTTCGAAAGTCCCCTCGTTGCTCAAGAATGGGGCACTTACGCAACAGGTTAGCAAACCGGCCTTAAAACCGCGCCAGCTTCCCAAACGTGTTGCTAAGTCGGGAGTCGATACGTTCCTATCTTGGAACTTCGCATGGGCACCATTTATAGGCGACCTTCAAGCACTGTCAAAAGTGGGCGAAAATGTCTATAAAAGGTTAAACTATCTCCGTTCCATACGGGGTAAGGATACAACGATCAGGTATTCAGTTCCTGATGCGTACCAACATCCCATGTTGGGCCAAACGTTGTGGACCTATGATAACGGTCCAACCGGTGCCGGAGTAGAACGTGTCGTCTTACAAGCTTATCATTGTACTTTCGTAAGTACATGGAGGCTCAATCATAATCTGAAAGAGCTTGATGACGCTTGGAGTAGCTTTCGCGCGACCTTAGCCTCCCTTGGCCTAAACAACCCTGTAAAAGTTGTATGGAATGCTATTCCATTCAGCTTCTTACTTGATTGGGTGGGTCCAGTGGGGAAATGGCTTGATAGAGCCGCAGTCCAACCCTTTACCGGGCAATGGGATATATCGGACGTGACATCTTCAGTCCATGAGGAATTTACGTTCGCCATGAACCTCCAGCAGTACGTCTCTGGAACTAATGGAACTATCTTAACTGTTAAGGTCGACAAATATACGAGACTCGATGGCCTTCCGTTGACTCTGGGAGCTTTTGATTTCTCCCAGCTAACAGACACACAGCAGAAGCTCGCTTTAAGTATCCCACTTTCGCGGATACTAAAGTAAGCTCTAAAGGAGCGTATTATGGCACTTGGCGACCCATTAGTCTTAAAGGACTCCGCATTGGTCGATCATAACTTTGATGTTACGTCGTCCACCGTCAAACCTGACGGTACGGTCGAGTCGATTCGTGTGGACCGGGCTTCAGCCGCGGCGACACCTGTTAACCTGAGGGTTTCCCAAAGGATTACTGGTAAAGGCCTAGCTCGAGTTCGGAGAACGCTTGTTGGTTACACGAAAGTGAAAATCAACGCGACTTCCTCTGTCCAAAGCCAGTTGGGTATTAACCTTACCTGGGTTTACCCGCTGAACGGCGATGTTACTGCGACCGACTTGTACGATGGCCTCTGCCATTTGGCAGACCTCGTCCTCAGTACGGGTAGCTTGGCCGTTGACACGACAAAAGTAGGCTACCTATTGCAAGGTCAGACCTAATTGGATACTCCTCCAGACGATCGAAAGAACGCCCTGGATTGTCGTTGTTCTTGTGGTTATTGTTATATCATAACAAGTGCGCCTTGGAATTTCTTCAAGGTAAACGAGAAAGGACCGGCATATCATGCCCCAATCTTACACCATTTATATGGACCGCTTCAAAGGGCTATTGCAGCCGCGGTCTGTGATGCAAGACCCTTCGTTATTGGCCTCATCAGAGAAGGATTACGCCTATTGTTTACGGCGCTTCAAAGGTGAGGGTATCAGGTTTCTTACAGTTTCCTTGCCTGAACTGCGCAAGGCTGTTGATCTCTCGTTTAAAACGGGGTATCTTCAAGCGCCTGAATCTTTTAAGTTAGCGGCAGGAAAGGCTTATCCAGCTTTCCTCTCGTCACACTTTTCAGAGATATACGACGACGAAGGTTCTCTCAGTCCTATTCCCGACATTGCGTGCATAAGTCACGTACGTCAAGTCCTCGAAGCCTTTTATAAGCTTCAGGTTCCCTACAGTCCAGCTACCGAAGCTGAGACCTTGGAAAACTTCGTTCGTAACGAAGCCGGGATTTCTGAATTCCTTAGTAGACCAGGCCGCTGGAGAAATCCAGAGGATTATCAGTTCCTTACCGGAGCTGCTTACCTGTGCTATAAAGTCTTTGATGGATTCGACTTCAGGGAGATAAACCCTGGGAATGGTCCTGGTAAACTTGCGACTGGTGAAACGGGAGATGCAAAGTGGAAATTCACCACGCGTGTCGAACAAATTCACCGGACGTTTCCGTATTACAGGTATTTCTACCCGAATGCGAAAATGCTATCAGACCTTCGGTCCGAGTATTTAGGACTGCCCGTTGTCGAAAGCCAGCGATCAGAGGTGAAACTCGTACCTAAGGATTCCAGAGGCCCGAGAATAATCACTATGGAGCCGCATGCTTACATGTGGATTCAACAGGGGTTAGGCTCGAAGATCGCCAATCAGCTAGAAGCTGTGGCTCCCCTTACCAAGGGGCACATCAACTTCACCGACCAAACGGTCAACCAGAAGCTCGCTCTTAGTTCCTCACTATCTGGTGAGTGGGCGACTCTGGATTTGAAGGATGCCTCGGATCTTCTGTCCGTAGAGCTTGTTAGAGCTGTCTTCCGGTTAAAACCCGGGCTCCTCAAAGCTTTATTGTCTATACGGACATCTGAGACGGTGTTACCCGACTCCAGGGTGATACCCCTTAAGAAGTTTGCTGGGATGGGGTCAGCTACATGCTTCCCCGTTGAAAGCTTCGTCTTTTGGGCTTTATGCGTCTCAGCTATTGCTTTGCAAGATAGCATGAGTTTAGAAGAAGCATCCCGCTTAGTCTATGTTTACGGTGATGACATAATAGTCCCCACCAACTTAGCTGAGTGTGTAGTATTCGCTTTAGAGCATGTGGGCCTTAAGGTCAACACGCAGAAAAGCTACTACAGCGGGAAGTTCCGTGAGTCGTGTGGCGTTGACGCTTATCTCGCGATAGACGTTACCCCCATACGGTTCAAGAAACTATTCCCCGCCGCTGCATCAGATGGTGAAGCTTTAGCCGCCTGGGCTTCCTACGCAAACGCTTTTGCGCGTAGGGGTTATGACCAGTTGGCTGAGACGATTTGGCAGGATCTAGGAAAAGTGTTTGGTAAGATTCCTTATGGAGTCGCTACCTCATCCTTCCCTTGTCGAATTGTCGACGATCCCGATGAAGCTGAGAGATTGAATAAAGATCTCGGCATTCGTTGGAGAGTTGGCGGAAGATACCAACGCATGGAGTTTAAGGTTTTGAGATTGGCTCATGTGAGCCAGCCTACAACTCTTGATGCGTGGGCTCGCTTTACACGCGACCTAGTCGCGGGTGCTGGCGATGAACCATCTCAGTTTGTATTACC